GGATCACCCTCGATCACTGCTCGCAACAGCGGCAGGGCCGAGGCCGTAACGGAGATGGGCTGGGAAATCTTTTTGTCCGGCGTAGCTTCCTCACGACTCATGTCGAAGGTAGCGCCGGGTCCCCACTTGCAGTCATCAAGTGCGATAGGGAGTCTGAGCAATCCGAGAACAGCGGCTATTTTACGACGAGCATCGAAAAGAATGCTCTCATCGCGACCTGTAAAGGGTCGGAGCCGAGCCCTACGGAAAAGCTCATTTGTCTCCCTGCACTTGATCTCGGTTTGTTTCCACTTACCGAGAGCGACTTCATAAGGATTTATCCCAGTTTTCAACCCTTTGTACTTTGAGAGGTACTCAGAGAGAAAATACTCTAGGCGAAATGCCTTACTGTCGTTAACCGCAATGTCCGCCGAGGGCAGCTCTAATAGCGCTGCCTGGTTGTATTTAAAACACAACCATACGGACAGAGACCTAGGTGTATCGATGTTCTCGCACAGGGCCCGAACAACGGGTCCTAGCGCATCACTGCGTGGCGATTTCATTCGATATACCTTTGCTGTTAGTACGGCGTGACGAGAGTCTCGACGAGCGCGACCAGTTGGGTCTCGTTCATGAGATTATACGTCATTTTCCGCAGATCCTTACGGTTCTGCAGAGACGACCGTTCCGGCATCACATATTCCGTGAAACTACGCGGAACATACGATACCGTCGGGGCAGGAGCGATACCCGAGACCGTGTTATTACTCACGGTTTCGAGGATCGGTTCATGCAACCCGATAACAGCGCGGTAGGTGCGCGAAGCCGAGGACTGCCCAGACTGGCCAACGGTAGGGCGTTTCAGCTGATAGCTGATCCGCCAATACCCAATCGGCGAAGCCTGAGATTGGTCTTCGAACCAAAACACACCACCCGCATCCGGTCCCAGGGGAACGAAAGTGTGGTTCACAGGGGTTCCCTGTGCGTCAGCAAGCACAATGTTGCTAGCGGCCATTGGATTACTCCAACTGTCTGCCCCCAAAGGGGCTGAGTTACCTGGCGGAGAAATTCCAACCAGGGTTGAACTGCAACGTCAAATCCTTAACGGATAAACTGACGAAGCAGTGCAGCAGCGCTGAACAATCTAGCGCTGCTTAAGTCGACGTTAAACGTCGGCTTCCGTGGGAACGGATACGATGTCAGCTTAGACCGGTTAAACTTCCGGTATCTAAGCTTCTGAGAGGTACTTCCGAACGTGTAAGTGGTAGTCGTAATCACATTCTTGTAAGATACATCAACAATGTGATCCGAGTCCCACACCACAAGTTCAGAAACGTACCCACTCCGAAACCGCGTACTGTACAACAGTGCGGTCTCAAGACTCCTAAGATAGGAGCCGACATCGAAAAACCAATCCGCTACGAAGGAGAAGGGAATTAATTCCCATGACAGTGATACTGGGTTAAGACTGGTCCAACGGGCCAGATCGAAACTCGGTACGTCTAGCTCTATTTTAATAGAGCAAGCTGTCATCCCCTTGCCAGTCCGTAGAATATACGGATTTTGGCTGTAGACGTTTGCTTTGAAACGTGGATTGGTATCCGTCAAGGGTAGCTTGGCCGAGGCTTTAATGCGCTCGATTCTGTTAATGACAACACGTATG